CCTGGCTGCCGTTGGCGATCGCCAGCGTGTCATAGGTCCCGGTCTCTATAGCGCCGAAGCAGCCCTGCTGAGAGAGCACGCCGTCGTGGATCCGGATCTCGTTGGCGCTGACGACCTCCGCGGAGAGATTATTCCCTACGTCCAGGATGTAAGATCCTTCGCCTACGATAGCCTGGTGCGCTGCACAATCCTGCCAGGACTTAACATGCGGCTCGCCCGTGTACCCTGTGATTATTTCCATTGATTCGCCTCCTTATTAAGCGCTCACGCTCACGTCGTCCTCCAGCTTGTAGTCAATCTTCTGGAAGCCGTTCTCCCACGTGACGACCTTTCCTGTGATCGGTGAGGTCATGGTCGTCCCTGAGAGATAGTCCCTGCCGCCGACAATGTCGCCGATCCCGAGCTCCATGTCAGCGTCGATCTTCATGTCAAATTTATTTGAGTTCATCATCGACTCAAGCCGGTCACGTCCGGCCTGGATCAGATCCGGCAGCTCGCCGCCGGGATAGTCAAAAATCGCCGCGATCTCGTCAGCGCCGAAGAAGTGCTGCACCGTGTCGAGGTTCCCGTTCTCGTCGACGTACCAGTGATAAACATCGCGGTCCCGCAGCTCACCCTTGCCCAGACAGATCAAATGGTTGACACCATCCGTCTGGGCCTTCATGGTGTAGTCGGTCCGCATATCGGAGGACAGCTCGATCCGTCGGGAGTAGTCCACGATCGGGACCGCTGACACGACCACGGCCTCCAGGGCCTGTGAGTAGGACAGCTCCAGCCGGCATCCGTAGGCCTTCAGGAGCTTCGTCAGGCCTGCCTCCAGCGTGCAGTACCTGTCGTACTGCCAGCCGCTCACGGTCATGCCTGTGTCCTCTGTGCTGCCTACGAACAGCCCCGGGAATGCTGCCTCCACGCGCCGCTTGACGATGGCGTTCAGCTCCCCGCTGTCCGTTGCGTAGTCCTGCCCGCTCTCCGGACAGATGATCTTCTTCTGCATCATCCCGCGCCAAGTCAGGCCGCCGGGGCAGATGACATCCTGGGCCGTGTTCGTCTCGAGCCGGCGGACGATCCCGCCGTATTCCGTGTCCGGAATGAACAGCCTGTATCCGATCGGGATCGACTCGTACTCGTCGCGCAGGATCGTGATCTCGAAGCTGTTCTCTGTCCGGCCGACCTCGAAGTCGTAGGTCTTAAAGAGCAGGTACCGCAGTTCCGCCCCGGTGCTGTCCGCTACTATGATCTTTTTCACGCCGGTACCTCCTTATCTCGGCTCGCTCCGCTCTTCGTACAGAGTCAAGTCGAAGCCGAACGTCCCCGGCCAGCTGAGCGACAGCGTCCCGGGAGGAAGTTTCTCGAAGACAGACTCCTCTTTGTTCCTCAGGTCGAAGGCGTTGATCTTCTGTCCGCCCGCCGTGGTCTTCACGACCGTCCCCAGCTTGGAGTCGATCACGACATGCTCTGAGGCTTCCAGGGAGTCAAGGATCTGATACGCATGGCCGTTGATCACGATCCTCGGATTCGCTGCCGGGCCGTAAATGGTCATGCGGAAGTCTGAGCTGAAGGGAAAGCCCGTCGGCCAGACTGCTGATCCGGATCCTCCGGAGTAATAGTCGTAAGGATAGTCGTAGGGATAGTCGAGGAATGGCTCCTCAGTCTCATCCTCCTGCGGCTGGAAGCTCTTCGACTCCTCCTTGATCCAGAAGGGGTAAGGGCAGTAAAATCTGACCTTGTTGTCGACGATCACGTTGCTGTCGTCGGGCGCGGTCTTACTCTGCGTCGCGTAGCACTCTATGTAGTAATCATTCCATGTCAGGCGCCCCGGCGTCAGGTTCCGGACATCCAGCTCGAAGTCATCGTGAAGGTCTTCGAGCAGTGCCAGCTTCGCCTGGGACGTTCCGAACAGCGACAGCGTAGCTTCATACACTGCCGCCGGCCGGGTGAAGGCGGACACGCGCGTACCATGCCGGAGGCCTACGGCCTCCACGTTCCAGCTCCAGTCGTGGAAGTTGGCGCCAGACCGCGTCCGCAGCGTGTCGCTCCTCAGGTTGTAAGATCTGCCGCTTGAAGCGACATAACGTAAATTTACTCCGCTCATGTAGTCACTCCATGCTCTCTCAGGATCCTCGCAAATTCTCGGTTACTTATAGTGAAGGACATCTCGCTGAGTCCTTCGATGATGGCCCTGTACAGTTCCGCCGCTCTCTGGTCGTTGGACTCGATGATCCTCTGGGCCAGCTCGTCCAGTTTCGCCCACAGCTTGTCGAGAGGTACGACCGCTTCGGGTCCGGCTTCACCGACACCGATCACGGAAGGCGCGTCGAAAACACCGCCCTTTGCGTACCAGTCAACGTCGAAGTGCGGGATCGAAGGAGGGTTCAATGAAAACTCTCCGCTGACAGAGAAGTGCGGCAGCTTGATGTTCGGCAGCTTCCAATCAAAGTCGAAAAAGCCTTTGATCTTCTCGATGGCCTCTTTGACCTTGTCCCTGGCGCTCTCGATCTTCTCCTGTATCTTGTTTTTGATGTCCTCAAATTTCTGAGTCACCGTCGACTTGATGTTCTCGACTTTTTCCTCGACACTGCTCTTGAGGTTCTCCCAAGCCGCGACGACGTTATCTCTGAGAGTCGCCGCCCACTGGCAGATCGTGTCCCAGTTCAGATACAGCGCCGTACCGATGGCGATCAGAGCGGTGATCACCGCGATGGCGATGCCGATCGGACCGGTCAGAGCTGCGATCACTCCGGCCATTATGCCGCCTCCGGCAGAGGCCGCGCCCATTATCGTGACCAGTGACCCGATCGTACTGATCACTGACCCGACCACACTCAGCACAGGGCCGAGCGCTGCGAGCAGTCCCGCCAGCGTGAGGATCACGTTCTTCTGTTTCTCGTCAAGGCCTGACCACCACGTATTAAGCGCAGACACGCCGTCAGAGATCGCGCCGAGGACCGTCACGATCGCCGGGCCGAGGTCTGTGACGAGCTGCGCGCCTGTATCCTTCAGTGTGTTGAGGATCGGCTGCATCTGGTCGAGAGGATCCTGCACAGCGTCAAACGTCGAGTCTGTCGTCCCTGCGAGGTCGTCCATTGCATAGCCGAGATCTTCCAGTGACAGCCGGCCGTCTCTGCAGGCGTCAGCGATCGCCGGGCCTGCCTTATTTCCGAAAAGCTCCATCGCGATCTGCGAGGCTTCCGCATCGGACTCGGCGCCCATCAGCTTGTCCTGCAGTTCTGCGAGTGCGTCCGCTGAGCTCTTGCCTTCCTTTGCGCTGTTCTGCAGCGCCTTCTTCAGGCCGCCCAGCATTGTGGATGTGTCGATACCGTTCTTCTCACAGTTCGCGAGAAGGTCGACGGATTCATCCAGCGAGAAGCCCATCTCGTCCAGCGCCGTCTTGTTCTGCATGAGCTGCTGGGAGAGCGTATCCACTGCGACGCCGCTGTCCTGTCCTGCTTTGGTGAGCATGTCCAGCATCAACCCCGCGTCCTCTGTCTCGACGCCCCATGCGGCCATCATGGACTGCACGTTGTCGATCGAGGAGGATACGTCCGTGTCATTCAGCTCCGCGAACTTTATGAACTTTACCGACAGATCCTCGAGTGCGTCTCCGGTAAGACCGAAGCGCGTGTTGACCTCGCCCACCGCGGTGCCCGCCGTAGCGAAGTCCGTCGGCATGGTCTTGGCGATGTTCCGCGTCCTGTTCTGCATGTCCTCGAGGGCTTCGCCGGTTGCCCCGGTCTTCTTGGCCACGATGTCAAGACCCTCATCGACCTCTTTCCATGCCACTACTGACGCAGCGCCCACGCCCATGATCGGCGCGGTCACGCTCTTGGTCAGCGTGCCGCCGAGGCTCTGCATCTTGCCGCCGACATCCTTGAGCTTTTCGCCCCACTCCTTGAGCTGAGCGGAATGTCCTCCGATCTGCTTCGTAACGTCTTCCAGGGCCTGCTCGTACTTGTTCAGGGACGCCTTGCAGTTGTTGATCTCCGCCTTCTTCTTCGCGATCGCGGCCTCGTCACGCTCCTC